ATGAAAATCTTCCGTTTTGGCCATGCAATAAGAGACTCCCAGCAAAAAGAGAAGCGCGCCACCACGGCGCAGAACGAAGCGGCGGATTTCGATCTGGCCGGCACGGGCGGATTTCTGTCCGTCGTCAAATACGCCGTCTACACCGTCCTCGGCGCTCTCAACTGGCGCCTGTTCCATATCACCATCCCGGGCGCGTGGGGCGTCGCTGTGGCCTGCGTCGCGATCCTCAGCGAAGCCTTCGCCATCTACTGCTGGAACAAGCAGACGAAGAGCGCCTGCGCGCATCGGATAGCCCTCCGCTTTTTCGCCATCTCCTTCACGACCATCTCGTTCATACACGCCTGCGCTTCGCTCTATGAGATCAGCGGCGCGGGGAAGAGCATCGGCCGCCCGTTATGGGTCTATTCCTACTTTGTGGCGTTCCCGCTGATCTTCTCGATGATGCTCGCCGGCGTCTGCGTCCTCTACTACACCCACTGGTCAACCAGAATCAGTGAGGATCGAGCCAAGGCCGTGGTGGAATCTGAGCGCAGCCGCGCGTCCCTGCTCACCGAAAAGGTCGAACTCGCAAACCAGATGGAAATTGAGAGGGCGCGTCTTGGGTTCTTTCAGGAACAGGTGCTTATGGAGGAGGAATACGTCAAGACCGTCGAGCAGCTCGCCCAGGTGAAGCAACGCGGGGAGGAAGCCATAAATTCGATCGCCGATCCCGAAGTGAAAGCGCAGATACTGGCCGTCCTGGGACGAGTGAAGTTGGAGAGTCGATCGGAATTCCCGGACACCGCATCGGGAAAAGCCTGGCGCCACTGAGCACTCAGTCTGAGGCCGTCTCTAACTCAGTGGCGGAGACGAACAATGGCAATCAGTCTTCTGTGGCTGAGCACTCAGCCGAGGCGGTCAAATCCCGCCCCGCTGAGCACTCAGCCGCACCTTCGCTGACTGGACTCGCTGAGCACTCAGTCAAGAGGCCTCGGCGTACACCGGAAAAAGAGCAACTGATTAAAAACAAAAACAATGTCGTTCAACTGAGTGCTCAGCGGGGAATCGTTTATGACCGGGCAAATTGGAAGCGAAGCCGCAAGAAACCGGGCTACCTGATCCGGCGGATGCCGGGCCACAGCATTGCCGAAACTGAGTACGGAGTTTCGTATTTGCGGGTACTCAGTCGGAAGCCGGATCTGACCACCGCCGATAACTCAGTCTACCCGCTGGCCGGGTATTTCAACTGGAAGAGCCTCGAAGCTTCGGGGCTACTCTGCAAGGAGAGAAAGCATGGAAACAGAGAGAAAACCGCTGTCGTTTGAGCAGGTCGCGATCGCGCTGGCTCACCTGAGCATGATCGCCCAGGCAGCGAACGGTGAATACAAGCCGCGGCCCGGCGAGATCGAGGAGCGGCAGGCCTGGCTGAGTTCGTTCATTCGCACCGGTCAGGGAATCGTGACGGAAGAAGACCGCCAGCTTGCGAGGCTGATTAACGAGGCGCTGAGCACTCAGTCTGCAAAACTGAGCACTCAGTCTGACGCGGCATAACCGGAGGGACGATGAACAAGACCATTATGGGCCTTTCTCTATGGCAGCCATGGGCAAGGCTTATCTCGATAGGCGCGAAAAAGATCGAAACCAGGTCCTGGTCGAGCAATTGCCTCGGCCTAGTCCCAATCCACGCCGCAAAGAAGTGGGATAAAGATCTAGAAGAGACATGCCGGAGTTGGCCTTTCGAAGATGTCCTCTTCGGTGATGACAAGGATCAATTCGCCAAAATCGAAGACATCCCGCGCGGCTGTTTCGTTGCGCTCGGCTGGCTCCGACGCTGCCTGTCAACGACCGAACACTTCCGCCTGATTCCGTCAGACGACACGCATGAGTATTACTTCGGGAATTACGACCCGGGGCGGTTTATGTGGGTCTTCGATGAAATTTGGAAGTTGCGACAGCCGGTTTATTCGCGCGGGCGCCAAGGATTGTGGAAGCTCGACGAAAGGGTTGCTGACGTGGTGATGGCGATGCTGCCCGACGGCGTCGAAGACCAATTACTCGGAGGGACGAATGATTGATTGCAGATTCAAACCGATCGAGAAATGGCCATCCATGCCTACGCCTGGATATAAACGCCAACACAGCCGATTCAAAGCGGGTTGGTCGCAAACGCTCGATCTGCTCGAAAGAGAGCTAAATCACCTGAAGGCGAAAGAGATCAATATCGAGGGATTCTTTTCGTCGAAGGACATTCGGAACGACGGCTGGCCAAAGTCGAGCGCCAGGCCGACGCAGCCGGGCGTGATCCTGAGCTTCACGACAAAGCAGGGAAGAATGGTGATGCCGTGCGACTCCTACCGGGACTGGGAGGCCAACCTTCGCGCGATCGCGCTCACGCTCGAACACCTGCGCGCGGTCGAGCGTTACGGAGCCACGACTGAAAAGCATGAACAGTACACCGGATGGCTGAAGCTGCCGGCGTCAGGGGCGGCCGATGAGGCGGCGGAATGCGCGAAGGTGTTGATCCGTCACGCGTGCGCCAGCCATACGACATCGCAAGTGCTCAATGATCAGCGGCTCTTCGATTCCGTGTGGAGAGAGGCGGTAAGGCGCACGCATCCAGACACGAATAACGGTCGGGATGGGAGCGACTTCAACAACGTGATCAACGCCCGCGAGAGGATCAAAACTTTGAAAGGATGGCAATGAAGTGAAAGAGCGGACGATTTCAATTATGTCAATTGCCGTCCGAGAGTGGAGCCACCTCAGCCTTTTCTGCGCGTCTGGCTGCGACCTCGCACCATCGTTCTTCGATCTCGATTCCGATCGCCTGCTTGCCAAGCTGCTTGGCTGCGACGAGCGTGGTCCCGCTGCCGACGAACGGATCGAGGATCAGATCTCCACCGCTCTCGGCGATGATCTTTTTGATGAGGCCTACCGGCTTCTCGGATTTATGTCCGGTGGGCTTACCGTGGGGAAGGGATTCGGGCCAGATGTCGGTCAAGCGGCGGTTCTTGATTCTGAACCCTTCCTGCATAAACAGGGCGCAGAGCTCGTATCGCGGACGAAGGCCACGGAGCGTGCCGGCCCCCATCCGCACCTTGTCCCAGACGAGCAGCGAGATGATTGGCCAGCGGGCCTCGTTGGCACCGCGGGCGAGCGTGGGGAAAGAACGCCAACTATTGAAAACCCAGGCCGCGCCATTGCTGGCCGTCGTGAGACGCTGAAATTCGCGGAGCCAGCGCGTATAGATCTGCGAGGCGTTCATCAGATCGCCCCAGGACGCGCCGTCGTCAGTCGAATTGAGACCGAACGAATACGGCACATCGGCGATGATCAGATCGACACTCGTAAGATCGGGCAGGAGTTCGTTGGAATCGGCGTGGTACAGAGTTATGTGCGAGTCGCGATAGTATGACGCCTGCATTGTTACCTCCTACAGGTTACCGTCTACGATTTACACCTAACTCCATTGCCAATTGCAGTCAAGTCCGTTTTTGGGAATAAACGTTGAGTGAAACATAACATCCGATTATGTTACGTCAAAAATCTATGGAATCCGCCGAAGAGGACGAGCGAATTATCGAGCTATGGCTTCAGACGAAAGCGAGCGCCGCCACGCGCGAGGCCTATGCGCGCGACGTGGCCGACTTCCAAAATTGGGCAAACAAGATGCTCGGAGATCTCCAACTTGACGACGTGCTTGCTTACTCGCGCCATCTCGAAATCGACTATAAGCCGAGATCTCGCCGGCGAAAAATGGCGGCGGTCAAAAGTCTGCTCGGCTTCGCGTGCAAGGCCGGTCACCTGCAGCTCGACGTCGGTAAGGCGGCGCCTCTGCCGAAGATAAAGAACGACTTGGCAGAACGAATTTTGAGCGAAGAAGAATTGATGAAGCTGATCGCGCTCGAGCCTGCACCTCGCAACCAGGTCCTGATCCGCCTGCTCTACGTGACCGGCGGCCGCGTCTCGGAGATCGTCGGCGCAAGTTGGCGGGATCTCCAGCCGCGCGAGGACGGTGGGCAAATCTGCCTGTTTGGGAAACGGGAAAAGACCAGATACGTGTTGCTCCCTGAAAAGCTCTGGCGGGACCTTGAGGCGATGCGGGCCAACGCCGATTCCCCGCTCTTCCTCTCGCGCGAAGGTGAACGACTCGGCCGAGTCCAGGCTTGGCGGATCGTGAAAGCCGCGGCGAAGCGGGCCGGGCTAAGTTGGAAGGTCTCGCCTCACTGGATGCGTCACGCCCATGCGAGTCATGCGCTTGATCGCGGCGCATCGGTTCCCAAGGTTCAGGCCACGCTCGGACACGGGAGTCTGCAAACCACCATGCAGTATATCCACGCGCGGCCAGGGGAGTCATCTTCGACCCATTTGGCAATTCAGTGAGGCATTTCCCCACCTCGTGGAACTTGCTTCTACGCAGCGTATATTATAATCTTATTTCTGTTGACTTTTTTTCTACGTAGCGTAGAATACGCATTGTCAGTTGGTTGTTGCTAACTGATGATCTTTGAAAGAAAGGGGGTAGTTGCGATGAGTGGTTCTAACGGCGACGATCCGACTCGCATTTTGAACGAGCGAATCAGAATCTTGAACAAGATGATCGAGAATCTCCAAAAGCAGATTGACCAGCAAGGCTCGGCCAGTCGGCAGCAGGAGCAACGGATCAGAGACTTAGAAAAACAGGTCGAGGCCCTCGAGAAGCGACTCGAAGACCTCGAAAGTGACTAACCTAATCAAGGGGGGTGGGCAACCGCCGCCCCCCTCTTTCAAAGTCATCTTACCCCGCGCCGCCCTCGGGCGCAAATAAAGGAGCGATTATGAAGGCAGAAGAATTGAAACGCCGCCGCGTCGCCCTCGGTCTGACACAGGCGCAGCTCGGCGCAGAGATGGATGTTTCGGGTAACACTATCTCACGCTGGGAAATCGGCGAGATCGAGCCTGAGCATTCCGCGATGCTTGACAAAGCCTTAAAATGGCTCGAGCTTTCAAAGGCCTTGAAAGATGACCCCTGGCTTGAGGAGGCCGAAGGGATGCTCGCGCAGATGGAGACGAAGCTCAAGGCGCGGCGGAAGCAGATTCGCAAAGAGTTGGTTGATTCAATCGCCAGAATTGAAGCTAATCCGAAGAGGGCCGCGAGAATGGCCGACGACCTGAACGCGATGAAGAAGGATCTGGCGGAGCTCTCATAGAAGTAAAAGGGCGCTTTCGCCCCCATCGTTCCGCAGCGTCCTCAGCTATAAGAATTTCCGCATCATCTCCCTGCCCTACTTAAACCCTAGTGGAGGTCCGGATCCATGCCTGGCTCTCCCCCCCGCCCCGAACAGCCTTCAGTTCGAAGGTCAAGGTCGGCGAGGTCAAGCCGCCATTGTCGATCGCTTCCTGGGCTGCCGTGTAATCGTAGGAGGTCCCAGTCAGCCCGGTTTCGGTCCGGATGACGGTGTTGGAATTGTTTTTGATCACCAGGGTGAATGTGGTCGAGGCCTCCGGCGTTTGATCCGGATCCGATTGTTTAAGCGCCTGCGTCTGCGTCAGCCGATTCCGCCGCGACCAAGTCAGGCTGACATCGCCCGTGTGGGTCGTGCCTGTGTACGAACCGTCCACCTGAAAATTTGCCGGCGGGTATGGCCTGTCGGCCCGGCCGTCGACGGTCAGGTCGTAGGCTGTGGCCGCCCCCAGCGCCAGTTCCCCGTTGGCATTCCTGCTCACGTGCTTCAACTTCAGGGCCGTCGAATCGGCATAGCCAGCGTCTGTAACGCTCATCCCAAACGAAAAGAGCCAGACGCGCGAACCGACGCCGTGTGCCCGGGGCGTCGTGTCCCACAACCCCCTCCAGATATTCGTCAGCGTGTAACGTCCACTGACCGCGTTGAAGCTGATCGTCTCGAAGGCCGCGATCTCGCTGGTATCTTCGAAGAGGATCAGCCCGGCGCCGTTCGGCACGTCCGCGGCGGCGACCGAAAATACTCCCTCCAGGCCTGCCACGTTATTCAGCTCGAAGCCCGTACTGTCCACCGCCGGCGTCAACTGCCCATAGTTGGCGTGAAGGGTTCCGACAGGCGTAAAGAGTCCTGTGGCCAGCTTCAGCAGATAATTCGCGCCGGCGTCGGTCGAGACGTAGAGGTCGTAAGACAGGTGCGAGCCGTTCGGCTGGCGAACCAATGACCACGGACGAAAAGCCTGGCCGCTGAGAAAATAGGGTTGCTCAGCGTTGTAGATAGGATTCGCCGCCGCCGGTTGCCCTACTGGATCGACGTATTGACTGGTCGGAGGCGCAACGTAGATCGTTCCTCCGAGCGCGAAAACGTCTTCGACGGCCTCGATCTCCACCCGGCCATCGGTGATGCGGCCGTAATCGGCTTTCAGGACACGCATGATTTTGTTGGAGAACGCGGGATCAATCCGTGTCGTCGTCCATTTAAAGACGGCCCCAGGCGTGAGGCTCGATGCGAACCGGTTGCAGCGGAGCGTGGCGCGAGGCAGAGGCAGGCTGGCCACGCGCAGATCGCGATAGGCCGTCTTTTGCGCCTGCGCCGCGTTCGTGATGTAGGGGTAATCGCGCGTCTCCGAGTCGGTGGCGTTGCGAATCCGCTGATTGGCCAGGTCCTGGGCGAAGGCTGGCTTGGTTCGATAGTCATCTGCTCGCGAGGTGTAATTCACGCGATACTCATTCTTCGTATCGAGCCAACTGCCGCGAGAGAAACTGACGATCTCTTCGCAAATATCGTCTGTGATCTCCAGCAGCGTCGCCGGGTTGTAATCGTTGCGCAGCAAGACCATCTTGATCAGGCCAGTTTTGAGGTCCATATACAGCGCCGCATCCATTATATCCACGAGCTGCTGTACGACGCTTTCGAGCGCGTCCGTCCGCTCCCAGATGACCGAGCATCCGATGCCTTCGTTAAAGAGCGTTTGAGCCGCGGCCTGGAAACTCGTACCGTCGATCTTCGCCGAGGGCAGGCCTCCGCCATAGAGCTTATTGGTTGTCAGTTCAAACAGAACGTTCGCTGGGTTCGCCTCGACGGTGTTGACCAGCTTGAAGCTCGATCCTAGAAAATCAGGAATGCGTGACAGGTAGAATGCGAGCGGGCGAACCTGCGCGGTTTTCCCGATGTAACCGCCGCCACTGATGTACTGGCCTCCCTGATAGATGGATCCGCCTCCGGGTCCAGTAGGGCCGCGCCAAACTGCATAACACACGTCTCGATGGCCGCTCTGGCGAGTATATTTCCCTGCCATGTAGGCATTGGCCGTCTGTGAGCTGTTGCCCTCGTAGAAGTCGAGAATCACATTGACCCCGCCGTCGCCGTCCTCGCCTTCCCCGCCGAACAGATTTTCCTTCAGAATCGTCGTCGTCGCCGGCGCGCCGATCAACGATCCGCTGAACAACTCCTTGTCGTCGATCGTCAGCTTTTTGAGCGTCACGCCCGGGCCGAAGCACAGCCCGAGCTCCATCCCAACGTTGTAGCGATAGCCCAAGGGCACGCGCGTCCCAGTGCCGAAGATTGACGTTTTGACGAACTTCGTAATCAGGGTGGAGGCTAGGTCTCCAAAAAAAGTGAAATTCGGCGAGAGCTTGACCTCGCCGGCGATGTACGGAATAGGCCTCGCTTCCTCCGAGGTCGGAAAATTGAAATCGGCCAGGGTAGATGCCTTGGGTATGGTCTGCTTCTGCTTCGGACGAAGCAGCGTCGAGCTGATAAAGCTCAAACCAGCGAACAATAATGCGACAAGCGGAAATGGCATAACTCACGCGAACTGTTTGGCCGATGGGTTTATCAATGGGACGGTCGGCCAGGAACCGTTGTTGACCAGGTTGTTGAACTTGTTGAAACACGTCACGTCGCTGTGATCGCAGCCAGCGAAAACCTCCAGGGTCTCGAAGGTCGGCATGTCCTCGAACGGGTACCAGAGCGTAATCGTGTCGCCGACGTGATCGACAATCATCCGTAGGTCGCCGGTCAGAGGCCGACGAATAAAGCCGGCCGTGTAATAGCCGTCCGCCTGACCAGCGAAGGTCGCACTGTCGAGCGTCGAACCATTGATCGCGGAGATGGTCGCATTCGATTTGAAAGCGTTCGGATCAACCCGGCAAGTATCCGGGTCGTACAGCATGTGATTACACGTCGGCTGAAAGAGCCGCCGGACGCCCAACCGCTGATAGACTGAGATCAACGGCGCGCAGCGGACCTCAGCCACTGCGCCCTTGATGCTGGTCGCCACGACCTGGCCGTTCCACCACGCGATAGTTTCGGAGTCCTGATAATGGCGCCGGTAGATCGTCGCCAAAATATCGAACGGCGGCAGCATCTTCACGAAGAGTTTTGGAAAATCGAGCGTCCGAGACATTGTGACCGTGATTTCAACCTGCTCGCTCTCGATGGATTGAACGATGTCCGAGACATCGATGTCCGCACGCCCATAACTGATCGCGTTGTGGCTCAGCTCCAGGTCAGCCGACGTGTATGCAAAATTGGTCGAGCCGGCCGTGAACAGGAAAAGTTCCTGCGGCTGGCCGGCGTATTCGCTTTGTTCCCGCGCGTCGTAACTCATGGTGTCGTGGTCAGCTCCTGAAACTTCACCGTGGTCGACATGACCGTGTCGGTTTCGTACTCGATTTGAACCTCATCGCTCGCCAGACGGCAGCAGCGCAGAAACGAGATCCGGTCCACTTGCGCGATGGTTAGCGACTGGCCAACGGTCGCATCGAGAGTCAATGTCTGCGTGCCGTCGCCATTGTTGGTGACCGAGTTGATGCGGCGATTGATCATTGTTCCGCTGACAGTGATGATCGATATATCTCGCCTGGAAGCCGCGACGTTGTAATACACGTCGTAATCCCAGTCAGTGACTCGAATCCCGACGTCGCCGGGCAGGATGTTTTGAACGAGCTCGAAGTCCTCGGCATAGGTCGGAATCCACACCGGCGCGATCTGGCCGGCACGCGCGTAGAGAAAGTCCAACCACTCGCCGAACTCCTGACGCGACTTCAGCAGCCGCCGGTAATCAAAGATCGGCTTGGCCTGGTCATCAACGGCAATAATCGTGATGATTCCCGTCTGGTTGTCGATGATCGCCCGATTGCGAGTGATCTCCTCGGGCAGGTCCTGGCTGGCGTCGCTGTCGGCCGTCAGAACCGGCAGCGTTCGATACGTCGGCAGCGAGATCGAAAGGACCCGGTTGATGGAGAACTCTTCCGGGATCAACGCCCATACGATTGTGGCTTTGAGCAGCGCCTTTTTATTGCCCTTAGTGATCTCGTCATGGACAGGGTTCTGCAAGAGCACTGCGCGGCGGATGGGGATCACGTAATCGCCAGAGCGCCAATCCAGAAGAGCGCCTGCCGTAAGCGCGATTGAATTCGCGCTCAGGCTCTGGACGGTCGCCACTTCAAAGCGCGTAGGATCCCGCCAGAGCATTACACTCTGCGCGGCGTCGAAGTCTCGCGCGAAGGTCGTCTCGACGGGCAGCGACGTTGCGCCAGTCCCGATATTTCCTGTGAGAAACGTCGCGTCCTGCCATTGCGGAACCGAGAATTGAAAAGGCGTCCCGAACCACTGCTGCGCGCGCCAGATCGCGCGGCTGCGCGCGTCGCTGAGCAAATAGCTCAGCTCAACGGTTCGGCGCGGATTCTGTCGCAGCCGTATTCTCTGCTCCTTGCCCGATCCGCCCGAATGGACGTCCGACTTCCAGGCGAAGCGCTCAACAGGTTTCGAGTCCCAGTTATGACGAAACGACACGATGAAGCTCCGCGTGCCGATCACCGCGCCGTTTTCGTTCAGTCCAGACGCGAAGCCGTACGTGTAGAACCCGTCGACCCTCGCCGGACCGTCGAGGGAGGCGGTGACAGGAAAGAGAAAGCCTTGGAGCGGATTGAAAGTTCGCGGCAGAGGCGCGGCCACGATGCTCACGCCTGGAAGCGCCGTCGGCGTAATGGAGTTCAAAATCTGGCTCACGTCGAAGAAAGCATTCCAGACTTCGACATTGCGCGTCGTGGGCGTAACGATCACTCCGAAATTAAGCGGGTTCGGGAAGATGTGAATGCGGTTGTAGAAGATGTACGCGAAACTCTGGTATAGATCGGCGCCGAAGGTCGCGCTCGGCTCCACGCCCGGGAGGATAAATTGATTTGCTCCTGAGATCGATTGGCCGACGAAGGACAATACCGGCGAAGTCTCAGGCGCAGGGATCGCGCCGGCTCCGGTATTGAGGCCGTCCAGGATCGCCGGACTTTGATGAAAATCGCCGCCAAACGTGGCCATTGAAATCTGCCTCAGCTCTCCCGAATAAAGAACCCCAGATGCTGGGTGTGATCGCCTACCTGGCTATAGGCGCCGTCGCTCTTTCGGAAAAACGGAAAGACTCGATACTGGGTCGAGCCAATCGGGTACTGACTCGCCGGGACGAGGTTCCTGATGTTGCAGTAGTAAATCTCGGGCATATAGCCCAGGATTGTCCACGGGGTGGCATTATTGTGTTGATTTGTCCCGTCTCGTGTAACGAAAACGGGAATGGGCAATCCCACCGATTGGCTGTTGATCGCGTTCGGGGCGCAATTAACGATGTCGCAAAACTTCCGAACGCCATCACCGGCAAATTGATTGCCGTTCACCGGGAATCTGTTCCCGTCATCTCTGCTGATCTTCCAGCCCGTGATTCCGTCCACGGTCGCATACACCATGCCGTCCGGACGGGGCACAAAGCCTCCCAATATAGGAGGCGTGAAACCGAAGAAATTGACGGTTTGGTGACGATTGTTATTCTCGCTGGATTTGTGTTGGCCCGTCACAAACCAGGCTCCAGCGACCTCGCCGCTCTCGCTCCTGTCAAGCTGACCGAACATAAGATGCTGGAAGTACCCGGACGTATATTCGACGACCAGGTAGATAACCTCGCTCAGAAGGGTGATGGTTCCGCCCGATGTGTAAGCGCCATTGCCCGTCGAGCCGTCGAGCGAAAAGGTGTCGGCGTCGATCCGGGTGATAGTCCAGGTTCCATTCGCCGCGGTGTTGCCGCCTACGCTGGCGATGACAACCCTGTCGCCCGTCGCCAGGCGATGCCTGTTCGCGGTGATCACAATCGGGCTGGCGTTGGTCGCGCCGGTAACGTTGAGAACCTTCGGCTGATTGGGACGATCCACGTAAAACAGGTGGTAATTTAGAGTCGGTGACGGTGTCCCCGTATTACCCAGCCCGTGAATCCCCGCGAATGGAAACTGGTTGGTCGAGTACTTCGGTCCCCCGGGCTGGTCATTCCAAACCGCTCCTCCGTTGTAGCCGGTTGAGCCATAGGCCGTAATTCCGTACAGGCCGCTCGCTCCACTGGGAATCGACTCATTCACCAGAGCTTTGAAATTGAAAAAGCCCGAGCCAAGCTTCATGTGATGGCGCTGGCCGGCTCCGTCCGCGGAGTAATTGTTATTTGTCGCCCCACGCGCCACAGCAAAGTCTTTCAGCGTACCCAGCAAAGCGACTACTCCCGCCACACTCCCTGATTGATATACAACCATAATTATTGCTCCGAACCATTCAGGCCAATTTGATAGCCGCGTAACTCTGCTTGGTCGTGCGGAAAATATTCTGAATCACGAGATGGTTGACGCCGGCGCGAACTACTATGTTTTCGGCTGACTGCCCGCGCCCGCCGACGTGAAAGACGCCGTCCAGCTCGCCGTAGATATTTCGAGCCGCTACCTCTTCGTGAATGATGGCCTGCTGGAGCGTGTAGTTACCGTCCAGGGTTTTCTCTACCTCGTCCCAGCCCGACGGCGCGAAGTTGAATTGATCTTGCAGACGGTTAGTCCACGGCCAGACTCCAGCGCCGTCGAAATAGTCATAGATTGTGTTTTCATTGTTAGAAATATTCAGAGGTCTCCGCCACGATCCTGCCGGATCCCGGATCAGCAATTGACCGACGTTGCCGTCTTCGTTCAGAGGAATGCAGTAGAGACTGGTTCGGCCGTCCGCGTTAGAGTAGCGGAATGGAGCGGCTGCTGAGATTGAAAACCATGTACTTCCTCCGATCGCCAGGGCGTAAGGCCACTGCGAGGCAGGAACGGCGTAAGGGATGATATAGCCGCAGTAGCAGGACATGTAGAGCGTCGAGACCTTGGCCACCACTATAAAGCGACGACCGGATGCCACAAACCAATACGGGATCGTGTTATTCCAGAGTGGCAGGGCCGGCTGATTCGTCGGGATGGCGCCGGGTTGATTGTTGAAGCCCGCACCACCGACGTAGCCTGTGTAACCTTGCAGAATCCACGCATAATTATCGTTGAACGCATCCGCGAACTTCTGAATGCCGACAAAGATATTGTCTGATCCGGAGCCGGTGCCCTTTAGATACTCCTCGGTCGCCGTGCCGGCGACGCTCACCCAACCGTTGGCCAGCAAGAACGTCTTCAACTTGGCCAGCAAGTCAGAGTAATTCGTCGCGTGCGGCGTTCCGGCGCCATCTGAAATTTGAACTGCCATAAAAGACCCATCATTTGATCAACAGGCGAATCCGCCTTTGATTCTTCCTGAAGAAATTGAACAGGACCTCTTCGCCCGCGCTCGAATTCAGCGCCTCGAGAGCTTCCTTGGGATCGGAGACGTTGACCAAGGTCAATCGCCGCTGATCGCCGCCGGGCGCGTTGACCGTCACGCGCTGCGGCTCGCTGATCGCGCCCCCGACAATTCCACCATCGGCGAATTGCGGAACCATCAGGCCGGCGTTCAGGAGATTGAGAAACGGCAATCCGACACGGCGCACAGCCGCGGCGCTGAGAACAAATTCGCCTCTATGCACAATTCCCGCCGGCGCATACTTTCCACCTGTTCCCGTATAACCGCCTTCATCGAAACCGAATCCGAAAATCGAGCCGATACCTTTGAGAAGGAATGATCCAACGCTGGCCAATCCGCCGCCGATCTTTCCGAATATGCCTCCCAATGCTCCGCCGATGCCGCTGAAAATATTCTTGAAGATACTGCCGAAATTGCTAGTGAAGTTCTGAAAGAGGGAAGTGAACTTGCTGACAACTCCGTCGAAGACGCCTTTGATCTTCGAGATAAAGGTCGCGAGGGGGTTGCCGCCGGTCTTGCCGCCTTCGAGGATGTTGCCTTCCTCGTCTTTGATAACAGGCGCGTCGCTACCCTTTCCCTCGCGGGCAAGAATCGTCGCGATGGAAGTCGCGAATCCGGCCAGCCCGCCACCCTGGAATGGTATGCCTGTCGGCCCCTCTATGGCCTGTGCGGTTTTCTCTTCGATCAATAGGCGAATAATTTCATCCAGGCGGGGAACGGTCTGGCGCTCGTGGCTCTTCACAGCTGACTCCGTGGCCTTCACGCCCACCGCCAGGTCTTTTTGTCCGCCGCGGCCGAAGATTTTATCGAGCACTCCCGCGAGGCTTGATGAGCGCGTCTGTTCATCGGCGTTGCGAGGCTGGCGTCGGAAAATCGAATCCGTGATCTCTTCGGCGGCGATGCGACTGATCGTATTGAGAATGGTGCGCCCCAGGTCCTGGAAGGCCTCGCCAAGAGACTTGGTCCCGTTGAATAAATCCGTCAACGTGTCGGTCAGCCCCTCCTCGGCCGAGCGCTTGATCCGCAAAAACGCGGTCTCACCATCCACACCCAACTGCTTCAGGTCTTCCCGCGCCTGCTGGATGCGCTCAAATTCAATTGAGTCTTTGCCGAATAGCTCAACGGTGGCTTTCTCAGCCGCGTCGAGCTGCTTTTCAAGCTCTTCGCGTCGGGCGCGCTCCAGCGCGAGAATTTCCTGCCGGGCCTGCCGCTCATTGATCAGCCCGCGGTTCAAGTCACCCTGGATTCTGGCGCGCTGCGTATCGATCTTCGCGCGCTCTAGGTCCAACAAGCGGTTTTCTTCACTGACTCGCGCCCGCGCCTCCTCGGCCGCCTGCGCTTGTCGAACCAGATCAACCTCCGGACTGTTCGCTTTGAATTCGCGTAGAACTTTTTGCAGCAGTTCCTTAAACCGAGCGCCGATTCGGCTGATGGCAGCCTCGAAGCTTCGGCCGGTGATCTCCAGCAAATCGGCTCCGACGCCCTGAAGCTCCTCACGAAGTTCGCGAAGCTGTTCAAGCCGGTTCTGCTCGATGTCGGCCACCTCGATGCCGCCTTTGATCTCGACCTCTTTGATCTTCGTTTCGAGATCGAGGATCTTTTCGAGTTGCTGTGCCTGTTGTAACGCGCCTTCAGCTCGGACTTTGTCCCGCTCTTTGCCCGGCTTAGCCTTCCCTGCTGCCTCTTCCACGTCGGTCTTTAGTTCATCCAGGGCGCTTCGCTCCTGATCCAATTGCCTATTGAGCGCAGCCATCTCGCGCTTCACCGCTTCCTCTACCAGAGCCCGCCGACGGTCGTGAAAGTCTTTGATGGAGATCAGGCGATTGGCCAGAGCCCGCTCCAGCTCACGGGTCTGCCGTTCATCGGCCAGGCGAGCAAGGGCCAGCGCCTGCTCGCCTCGCGCCCGTTGCTCGATCAGCAGGGCTTCCCGCAGCTTCTTCTCGATAGCAAGCAACTCGCGGGCCGTAGCCTCTTTGGCCTTCTTCTCGTCTTCGTCCTCCTTGTTCTGGCGGCCGGAGACGCGAGCGCCTGAGGTATCATCCCGTCCAGGCCTGCCACGCTGGTCGCGGCGGAATCTGGCGGCCGCGGCGGCCCCTTCAATTTCAGCCCGGACTGCAGCCACTTCGTCGCCGAAATTGCGGACCGCGTTCACCCCTCCAATCAGCGAGTTGGTAAGGGCCGCGTCTATTGACGTGGCGATGCTGTTGAGCTGGTCTGCGGCGCCCTGGGCCGCCGGCCCGATTCCGGGGATGAAGCCGATGAGCTTGGCCAGGGCGTTGGCCGCCAGCTGAATGGGCGTAAGCAGCGTGCGGGCAATGATGGCCCCGACATTCAGAGCCACGTTACCGATGACCTTCAGAATCTGGCGAAACACTGCCAGTCCCAGGGCGGTCGTCTTGATCACGCTCGCGCCGATCTTCAGATTCTCGTTGGTATCGGACGTCAGGCCGAGGATCGAGAAGAAATCCGTCACGATGCCCGCCACCTGCTCCACGATGACCGAAAACGATGTAATGATTGTGTCCACCGTCTCGCGGTTGCGGTCGAGAAAGGCGGAGAACTGTTTCACGCCTTCGACCACGTTAACGATCGCCTTGTCCGCCAACTCGGCGAACTTGTCGAAGATCTCCGTCAGCGTATCGGCGACGCCCTTGAACGGCGCCGCGATCGCCACCTTCCCGCCGGCCGTAGTGAAGATCTCCGGCAGGACCGAATTCAACCGGTCGCGCAGTGTGGCGAACAATCCTTCTGTCACGGTGGCGGCCAGGTTATTACCCGCATCCTTGAGGTTGCTCGCCGCGGCCTCGAACGTCTTAGCCATGAGCTTACCTGCGACGGCCGCCGCCAGCGTCTTCTCCGCCAGAAATTCGGCGAAGCGTCCGGCCTCCTTTGCCTGCTTGACCTGCTCGCGAGCGTCATCGCCGAAAAGCGTCTTCGCCACCTGGGAATCATTGTTGATGTCGCCCGAGAAAATCGCGCGCAGTTCCTGCCCGAGCTGTTCGGCGCTTCCCGTCAGCGGGACTATGACCTGCGAGATGTCGATAATGGCCTTGCGGATCTGGTCTCTATTGAGTCCAGCAGCTAGCCCTGGGCCGAAAGCCTGCAAGGCGGCCTGGGCGAGCTGTTCGAAAGTCAGCGACGTGCTGAGGGCGTCTATCTTGAGTAATTCAAGTTCCTGCCTGGCAAGGGGCAGCGCCGCCGTCAGCGCGTCCACGCCTTTCAATTCGATGCCCTTGGAGTCGGTGATCTTGCCGACGGAGGCAAATACGGTGGCGATGCCCAGTCTCACCTGTTCGAGTTTGCTGTTGACATCAATCCCGGTCAGCCCCAGTTTGACCAACAGGGGCACAGCCACACCAAGCGCCGTAACAAGTGTGCCTACAGCCGCGGCCATCGCCAACAACGCCGTAGTTACTCCCCCGATCGCCACACCCACGATACCGGCCTTCGCTCCCAGGTCGCCGAATGCGTCACTGGCGCGAAGCCGAAGCGAATCGAACGAATCCCTCAGACGGCCGAGGATTCCATCTCCCTGCCCGAGCGACGCAAACAAATGGCGCGCGCCATTTGCAACGCCCTGGCCGAGGCCCCTCGCGCCGGATTCGCGCAAACTTCGAAAGGCGGCCCCGACCCGCCCCGCCAATCGCTCCAAGCCTTGCAGGAATTCAATAAGCGAGAAAGAACCGCCTTCCTCACGGAGAAAGCCCAACGCCTTCTGTTTGGCTTTGTCCAGCTCCTGGAAGATCTTCTTAACCCGCTCAGCCTGCGCTGCAAGGTCCGCGGCCTCTTGGCGGGTCTTCTGGGCTTTTTCAGCGCGCGACGCTTCCACGATCTGCTGATTGGCTTGGCGAATGCGCTCGAGCAGATCGTTGCCTGCCGCCTGGGCCTTCTGTCCCGCGCCGCCGGTGTTGAACGCAGCGCGGACGCGAGTGGCGAGCGTTTCAACCGTCCCGATGGCCTGCTGGGCGGAGTTCTTCAGCTTTTGCACGTTGGCCGTAGTCTGCGCGACGCTGTCGGCCGCCGTGTCGTTGGCCTGACGGAGTTTCTCAGCGTTTTTTTCGACAGCCGGACGCACGGCCTGAAACACCTGCAGGCCGGTGGCGAGGCCGTTGACCAGCAGCGCCGCCGTGTGCAAACTCTGAACCAGCTTCCCCGAGAAACTGTCACGGTCTTGCGCCAGTTCTGATTGCTGACGATTGACTTCAACCAGGGCGGTATGAAGAACCTCCGCGGCGCCCGCGGCGTCCCCCTGCAATTCCCTCAGCCGGGCCAGCGTCTGCGCGTATTCGAGCGTCGCCTCCGTGCTCTGCTCGGCTGAGTCGCCCGTTTTTTTGATGGATTCACTCGCGCCGTCGCCTGATGTGGAAAATTGCTCCAGAGCCTGCGACTGCTGGCGTATGGCGGAGATCAGCGGAGAATTGGCGAACTGGTTTTGCAGATTCGTTAATTGAATCTGTACGCGAATGGCCTCGATAGTCTCTTTGTTGACCTTGCCGAGCGCCGTTTCAAGCGTCTGGATCGATCCCGCCGTATTGCCCTGCGCCTGCTGCAGCCTGGCGAAGGCCTGCGCCTGTTGCAAAATCGCCTTCTCGGTTTCGCTCGCCCGATTCTGGAGTTTTTGAAACTTAGCTGCAGCTTCGGTCGCGCTGGCGCTGAGGGCTTCGTTTTCCTGGGCGACTCGTCGAGAGGCTCGGCTGACAGTGGCCGATGTCTGGCCAAGCGACTTCAGCTCGCGCTTCAGTTGGCCGAGTTGATCTGATCCCTGGAGGATCAAGTCAATAATAAGCGAATAGTCAGGCATCGTTCCGTTGGGTGAGGGCTTTGACCGTTTTCTGAACGGACTCTCTCTTGCCGTGCGAGCCAATATTTACGGCTTGGATCATTCGCGCGAATTGCGCAGCGTCGCGGCGCTCAACGGCCTCGAAGAAGATCCAGACCTGGCGCAGAGTCAGGTTTTCTAGTTCTCCGAGCTTGATCCCGGCGCAGAGTAGAGCTGTGGCAATCTCTCCCCAATCGGCTTGCCTTGCTGCGCCAGATCCAGTCCTTTTGTTGCTTCTGCTGTCGCGGCGCCGACGGCCTCCGTAGCCTTTCCGATCTTCCCGACCACATCGATAATGAGCGCCAAAACTTGCTCGAAAAAATCCTCGTTCACCCTCAAGCATTCCCGTAAAAGCTGAGCGGCGATATTCAGCGGGACATCGGCTAAGGCCAGCGGCTCTGATTCAACAGGTTGCTTGATCTCCACGCACAGCGACAAAAATCGCTCCACTTGGCCGCGGCTGCTCAAAAAGCCCTGCATAAGGTCCGTGTCCGTGAACTTGTAGACACGATCTGAGCCGGGCTCCTGGACTTCTTTCTGCACACGGGAACTCGCCAAAACTTCAGCGATGATTTCCTGCGCGGCTTCGAACTGACCCAACTTGAGAGGGCGAACAATAAACTCGACCTCTCCAGCCTTAACCTTCGAGGACGTTTGACCTAACACGTCGGTCAGACTGATTTCGTTTTCTTGCATTGTGTCTCCTGCTTGTGTTGATAAGGCGGATGCCTGCTCCCATGCAGGCATCCGCCCCCTGTGTTCGAAGAACAAAGCGATCACACGCATGTGCAACCACTGCCTTATGAGGCCGAAACTAGATCGGGTTCGACAGCCTTCCGAACCTGCCGAAATTCGGATCTCCTTCGCGCGTCGGATCGATCAACACCTCGCCCGAGAGCGTGTAGCGGCCAAATTCGTCATTTAACAGCGGGAAGTCTGTCGGAGGTGACAACCTGATGTTGTAGAACTGGGCCAGGAAGTTGGTCGAATCAACCGTGTTTATTCCCTCCATGTGAACAAAGAAGCTGGCCTGGGGGGCATTGAACAGCGGCACGATCGTGCGGGCAGCATGGGTGTAGCTGACCTTATAGGGCTGCGCGCCAGGCGTAGTCAGCAACCTGATGCGACCGAACTTCAGCGACTCGATCACGTAATCGGTATTCAAAACCAGCGTGAGCGGCGATCCGGCGCTGTCTTTGACGGTAACCGCCGAAATGTTTTGAAACTTCGTGATGATGTAATCGCCTACGGCCAAGCCGGCCTGCGTGTTGACCTCATCAACAACGGACGCGCCTATGTTGGCTACCTTTGCGGATCGAAACATCGCCTCCAGATTCTTCAGGTTCGGCTCCTTGAGCACGATCTCCATGTTGGCCGTCAGCTCGGTCTCAATGCGCGCCGCGACCAACCGATTGCCCGACTTACTTTCTTTGTCGGTGATCACGTTCGGCTCGAAGCCGATTTGAAAGCTCTCCAGGTTGCCGATGTCGAAGAGAGCGCCGATTACGCCGCTGCCGTTGACCGGCGCAACGAATACAGGTCCTTGACCGCTAAAAAACATATTTCCTCCCTTGCCTTATAGCTGCTGCTTGTTTGGTTCAAGACCGATTGCGCTCGGCCTATTTCGTCAGGTTGGCTGTAGTTTTCTCTTCGGCTTTTTTACGGGCCAAAAACTTCCTGACCTCGGATTCATCAGCCCAACGAACTGAATTCGTCTCGAAGAGGTAGTCCATGTCTTCGCCGAACTCTCTGGCGTTGGCCACCTCGCCCTGACGGAAAACCTTCTCCCCAGCGGTCACAGCGCCCGCTGTTATCACCACGTATTCACGCGTTTCTGCCCCCATCGTGTCGCCCTCCTTTCAAGGGTAAGTCGAGAGTTACGGGGCGATGGATTCCCAAACGATGACATCCAATCGCCCCGTCGCCAGATGCAGTTTGAGATCGCCGGCCGGGATGGGCCTGATTGCCTCAAACTGCACGTCGTTGTGTTGCCGGAGATTCTCGTTTTGAATCCCCAATTTCGGTTTCTTGAAAAAGCCGTTCTGGACCGTGTTGATGATGGTCATCAATTGCCGCTGCGAATTACTGGCCGCCGAGCCGGTCTGCATCTGGTAATAGAGTTTCATCAAAAACGCCCAGGTCCTATCAGCCCGCCGTATTCGCACGGATCCCGCGAGCGTGTAATCGACGTCGCCCACTCGTTTCACGAGCGCCTTGGTTTGATAGACGACCCAGGCGTGAACTCGCTTCTCGTCCTTGTCGGAGCGATATAAATCCGGCGAATCGCCGTCTTCGATCCCGAGGATGGGCTGAGAAATAATCAGCCCCTTCGGATCGAGCGCGGCCAGCTCCGCGACAATCGCATCAAGAACCTGGTCGTGAGTGATAGGCGTTGCCATATTATTTGCGCCAACTATTGACCGATTACGCCGGTAATTGCCCGGTCGAATATGTCGAGAACATCAGGCTTCGAATCGTCCAACGCGCGCTTAAAAGGAAAGCGCGCGGGGTATCCTTCGCGACGAATCTTGAGAGCGATCGGAAACAGGTTGTCCACCTGCAGGCCTTTCGCTGCAGCCCAACGTTGCAGTATCGGTTCGAAGACCGACCACTGCGGCACTTTGCCGGCGGGACGGCCTTCCTCGATCAATTGAGCCGGCGGCGGAGCAAAGACCTCAGTGCGTTCCAGATCAGAGTCACGGACCATCACGCCTCGAGCCGTCTCACCCGTGGCAAACGCGCCTACCGTTCGTAGCGCATCCCTCGAACGGTCAACGAGCAGGTCGCCGCCGTCTGATTGAGCGCCGGTCAGGGCGTCAATCAGTCTGTCAGGCAACGCCACGAGGTCAGGGCTTGGAGTAATGCGCACCTCGATCATTGCTGCTACACCGTCGCCGGCTCGACCGGCTTGACCTGCAACGACCAATATCGTTGCAGACCATTTGGGGGAACGCGCTTGCCAATTGAATAGCGCCTGCCGCCGTAGTCCACAGCCCCAAGACGCTCGGCGTCCTCCAGCGTCAAATCAGTCTCGGCAAGTCGGAATTCCTCAACCCAGATGCCCATGCCGATTGGAGTCTCGCCCTTCACGACCGTGTCGGGGATCGTAGCGAACGGTTCGAGCTGGCCATTCGTCGCGTTGTAGGCAAGCAGGGTGATTTCGGTCGGATCGCCCTGAAGCCTATGCTTCACGCGATTGAGCGCCTTTAAAACTTGCGTATGTGGCCTGGTCAGAAGTCCCATATCAGCAATAAACCTTCGCGTTCCTACACGCGCAGATCGAGCAACCGCAACCTGAGCAAACTCGATCCGCATAATCCCGCTGCCCGACGGCGACAATTGCGCCGGCGTCTTCGACCGAATAGAGCAGATCGAGCGCCTCGGCCATCAGGTCTTCCCTGTCTCGAGCCTGCGAGAAATCTGCGCCGTCGCGCCCACCTTTAACTGCGACCGTTCCGTCACCGAGTTCGTCGAGCGCGTCGGATATTGCCGCCAAGTGCTGCGATTGCATGTCGACCACTTCCCCGCCCGACGTGTACGCGCCGTTGCCTGTCGAGCCTTTCAATTCGAACGTGTTCGCCGTCAGGTTGCCGGCGACCCAAACGCCGTTCGCTGCCGTATTGCCGCCGACGTTTTGCACTGTGACCAGGTCGCCGTCGGCAAAGCCGTAGCCGTTCGACGTAATCACGATCGGACTGGCGTTGGTGGCGCCCGTGACCGTCTTTCGGCGATTCACCTTGGCCTTGATGGTCGTGTCCAGATCGGGATAAGCCGCGCGGTTATCGCGGTATCGGTCGGACGCGCGGATTCGCGAGATTAGGCGCAAGGCCTGGCTGGCGGTCAGGGCGTCGGCGTTTTCGATCTGGGCGACGGTCGGCATTACTTCGGTTCACCTTTCGGCGGTTCATCTTTCGCGCTGGGAACCTCGGCGATCGCGCCGATCCTCAACTGAAACTCCGGATCCGCCAGTTCGTCTTCGGTCACTGTTTCGCCTTGGCGCCGCAGGTTGCCGGTCTTGTCGGAGATCCCGCTGAAGAGCACCGTATAGGACTTGCCAGACACCTCAGAAGGCTTGGGCGTCGATTTCGGATTCTTCTCGTCTGCCATATTGCCTTTCAAAAAACCCGGCCCCGTTTCCGAGGCCGGTAGTCAGGAGTTCGCACTATGCAAACTCAACCTCACCTCACTACAAGCTCGTTATGAAACCGTCAGGATCACGATCGCGCTCGGGAAGTAGATCACCGGGCCGCCGTTGTGGCCGTCGTGAACTTCGATCGTGCGCGGAATCTGCTGGCCCGGGCCGGGAGCCCCTCGATCGATCACTTCCATGTAAGGGCCGGGCTCCAGGTTGAGATTGTTCGCGTTCCGGGTCATTCGGTATTCGGCGATACGGCCGCCATCGGTCCGGGCGCCGACGATGATTACTTTCGAGTTGGCGATGAATGGCTGAAAGGCTCCCGCCTCGTCGAGATAGCCGCCGTCGAAGATCACTATCTGCGGCAGGTCCTCGCCGGCCATCACCGAGTTGATCTCGCTCAGGTTAAGGACGCTCTGCAGGCCGCTCGTCCGGCGGCCGGCCAGATCATTCGTGTTCGTATTCGAGACCAGGTTATTGAACGTGACCCGGTTCATATAGGCCTTGGCGGCGGCCCCGAAATTCACCGAATGACCGCGGCTGAGCAATTGCACGGCCCGAAAGTCCTTGAGTGGCGTCGCGGTCGCGAAGGTCGCCCACGGCACGGCCGCCGAAGCGGTCTGAAGAGTGAAGCTGTCAGTGTGCAGCACCTGGCCATCGGGACCGCTGATGGAAAACGTCCCAGTTGTAAGTAAGGTCCAGCCGATGAACTCGGCGCGGTCGAGCCGGCGGCCCAGAAGGCGGTCCTGCTCGCGCATGACCAGGTCATCAATTGAGACTGGCTGGCCGAACGTCCCCCACTGCCGGCGCTCGGTCAATTCGAGCTCGTCGATCGTTGTGTACTCGCCGTAAACGCCTGGCTGCATCATGTAACGCTTCGCGCCGGTCTTCTTCACTCGCGGTGGCTGCCCATTGAGACCGCGAATCTGCTGCAGGCCGACATAATTGTCCTCCTGTTCCCACATCAGAATGTGAGCGTCGACGCTCTCGATCGGCATGATCTCGAAGATCGGCCGCTGCGCGATCAGGTTCGGCAGCTTGTCCTGCTCGATCTGCCGCAACTCAGCGCTCGTCGCGTAAATAAAAGTCGCCATCTCTCTTCTCTCCTCTTTAAAAGGTCAAGTGGAATCGGTCGCGCCGCGCCGCGCTAGCCGATGTGGATTACGGCGTTCGCCGTGTCAGCCAGGTCATCGCCGTAGATCAGCCGGGCCTGCAGGTCCGCCAGGGCGTCGGCGTCAAATCCGGTCAGGTCGGCGACCAGAAAATCGCCCCGGCCATAGGCCGGAACGCTGAGCTCAAACTGACCGTGCTCGCTCACGGCCGAGGCGCCGAAGAAATGCTTACCGGCGGCGTCGGTCGCGGCGGAGTACTGCAGAATTGCGCGCGCGACGCCTGATCCGTCGACCGCGGCGGTCGCATAGGCCACCCAGAGGTTGGTCGCGGCGACGCGCCCAAGCACCGTGCCGGCGGCGAGCGTCAGCGACGGGGCGAGCTTGACGGTTATCGTCCTCGCCAGGTCCGGGTTCATAAACGGCTCAAGCTTTAAGCCGGTGAATGTGTGAATTAAAGGCATTGCGAGTCACGCTCCTTTCGCGTTTCAGTTGTGGCCGCGGTGCGGCGATTATTTGACGGCCTTAAGCGCGGCCTTGCCTGCGGGCGTCTTGCCGAGCAACTCGCGCCGGCGCTCTTCGCTCATTTCCGTCTG